AAACTTTTGTATTTGATGGTGCCATTTATCAAGTATATGGAACTTCTGTATATAGAACTACAGGCACCACAGGCAATCTGCTTAATACTATTATCGGGACTATCGGAACAAGTGCTGGTTATGTGGGAATTGATGCAAACACATTTCAGGTAATCTTTGTTGATGGTCAAGCAGGTTATATTTGGGACACAAATGCCACAACCTTTGAACCTATAACTGATACTGGATTTCCGGCCTCTCCTGTTGACGTCTGCTACTTGGATGGATTTTTCGTAGTAGCTCATGGCGGAACGAATGAGTTTCAGTTGAGCTCATACAATCAAGGTATGGTATGGAGCGGGGCCACTGCAACATTTACGGCTGATGCAGGAACTGACTTACTTACTTTAAGCATTAGCAACGCCAATTTTGCAACAGGTATTCCCGTTACCTTTACCACTACTGGAACATTGCCAGCCCCTATAGCTGTTGGCCCACCACAAACTTATTATGTAATACGCGTAGGTCTTGCAACACAAAATCCAGGAACTATTAAACTGGCAACAACCTATGCCAATGCAATTGCAGGAACAGCCATCGACCTTACAACCAATGGCGCACCAACCAATACAATTCATGTGGCAGGACAAGTACAGCTAGGTCAAATAACCTCTCATCCTGGAACAATTGTTGCCTGTAGAACCCTTCACAGGCGAATATTTTTCTTCTCTCAAAACTATACCGAAGTTTGGGAAAATGCAGGTGTTGGCACGAATTTACCATTTAGGCGCAATAATTCCCTGCTTATGGAAGTAGGAACGCCAGCTTTGGGAAGCGTGGTAGTTGGATTTGACCGCATGTTTTTCTTAGCCCAGGACAAAGACGGTCTTGCCGGAGTGATGGAAGTACGGGGAACAGAATCTATTCCAGTAAGCAACCGCGCCTTGGATTACCAGTTAGCCCAATATGCAGCCGATCCCCTAAGTGGCGTTGAAGACGCACGAGGCATATTAATCAAAGAAAATGGCCTCATATTTTATAGACTCAATTTTACGTTAGCCAATCACACTTTTGTATTGAATGTTTCCATGAGTACGCAAGACTCACCTAAATGGCATGAAGAAGAGGTCTTAAATGGCGATAGGCACGCCGCCCAAACTCACGCTTATTATGATGGCGTTAATTATTACGGCTCTTACAATTCACCACTATTTTACAGGGTAGATGACCGAGTATCTACCAATGCAGGTGAAGCAATTAGACGCATGAGAATTGGTCGTCAAATGACGCCAGAAGGGTACACACGCCTAAGAATCGACCGATTTCAATTGGACGTATTGCAAGGCGCTGAACAACTTTTGGATATCACCTCAACATTCACAGCCAATGCGACTACAGACATCATTACTATCAGTGAATTTCAAGACTTTTGGCAAACAGGTGAAGCAGTTCGAGTCGATAGCAATGGCGCATTACCCGCGCCACTAGCCAAAAATACCACCTATTTTATTATTAGAATAAATGCCGGAATCCCCGCAACAAGTAGGCTTGCAACTACACAACAAAATGCAATTGATGGGATTTCTATTAACCTCACCACGGCAGGGACAGGCGTCAATACGATTGAGCTTGTACCAAGAGTTATTAATGAAGAATCACCCGTTATATTTCTATCTATATCAAAAGATGGTGGTCAAACCTACGGGAATTTGACCAAAGCACCAATGGGCGCAATAGGACAAAGAACGTTTAGAAGTGTGTGGAGAAAACTAGGGACAACCCCTAGAGGACAAGGGTATACACCAAAAATCGAGTTCTTTAACAAGACTCCTTTTGTTGTGCTGGGTGCTGCATGGGTCTATGAGCAATTACCGGAGTAAACCATGGCGCGTAATTTTGATAACTTCCCAACCTATGACCCCATCATTAAAGACCAGGTGTATTTAAGTAATGTTTGGTCAGATTTTATGGCAACGTTTGTTGAAACATTGCAAGGATATTTGACACAAAATGGGATTCAATTCCCAAGACTTACTACAGCAGAACGTGACGCATTACAAAATGTGCCAAATGGATTTGTAATTTATAACACAACGTTAGAAAAGTTCCAGGGATATGAAGCTGGTGCTTGGGTTAACTTTGTATAGAACAAGGATGAATGATTATGGCTTTTGATTCGAGCATGTTTGGAAGTGGTCTAGGTGGCCTATTGGGTGGCATGTTTGGCGACTCCGGCAAGCCTTATGATAAAGCTATGCAGGAATACCAAAAGTATATGCAAATGGGCCAAGGTGTGCAGCAACCCTATTTAGACGCAGGTAAAGGCGCTATTGGCGATTATCAAAAATGGCTACAAGGTCAGCAAGACCCTAGCAAGTTTATTAATAATTTAATGGGACAATACCAGCAAAGCCCCTATAACTCCTATTTGCAAGGGCAAGCGCAAAATGCAGGAATTAATGCAGGCTCTGCCAATGGAACCATGGGTAGCAGTGCTTTAATGCAGCAAATGCAACAAAATGCTGCAAATATTGGCCAACAAGGGATGGATTCCTGGTTACAAAATGTCCTTGGAATTAATACGCAATATGGACAAGGTCAAAATAATTTAATGCAAGGTGGTCAAAACTCTGCAAACTCATTGATGAATATGTACAATCAAATGGGCCAGCAAATGGGCGATGCGGCTTATGGGAAAGAAGCAGGTAAAAAATCTGACTTCTGGAACACGCTAGGGGGAATTGGCGGAATCATCGGCAGCTTTTTATAAGGATATAGATTATGGCTCTACCATTACCAAGAGTTGTTCCTGACGTTGGCCCTGGTGGCGGTCTTGTTACTGCTATGGGCGGAATAAATAAACTTAGCAACGATAATATTTTGCGTCAAATTAATGCTATTAAAAGACAATATGCACCTTTGACAACACAAGCCGAAGCAGCTAGCAAACTCGCCTATGCCAATTTGATGGGGCCACAATTTCTTGCAAAACTACTCGGTAATGATTCAGCCATTGCAAATATGGGCGACTCACAAGCAAAACAAGCCCTTCAACAAGCGGTTAATGCAGGTATGGGCGGTGGAAATGCATCAAACATATTTGCGCAAATGCAGCAACAACAACAAGGCCCAGGCCAAAAGATAGGAAATTCGTTATCTAATTTCTTTGCAGATAAACTTAAGGGTGTTTTTGGCGGTCAAGGTCAGTCTGGTATGGGTCAAATGCAAGGAATGGGCCAACCTCAACAGCAAGCCCAACAAATGCCACAAATGCAAAATGATGCAGGTCAACAATCATCGCAGATGGCACCACCCATGGGCAATCGCCCAAAAGATGGCGTTACACTTGAAGGTGAGCAATGGTACAACGCTAAAGGCGAGCCTGTTTATGAAGAAGATGTTAATACACCTGACGGTAGTATGAAACTTGAGTTAACCAAAGGCATTCCACCAAAAAGCTATGCTGAAAATACAGGTGAATACAAAGGGACTGTAAAACAAAAAGAGCAGGAAGGTAAATACCGTGCCGATGCGTTAAATGCTATTGGCCAAAGCCAATTGGGATTAAGTAATTCTGGCGCTGTTTTGGATAGGATGACAGGCATTATCAAAAATCCTGTTTTTGCAAACATGCGCAATAAAATACCTGGTTTTCAGAATAAGCAACTTGATTACCTAAAAGTTATGGGTACACCCGAAGAGAAAGAGCTTATCGGTGACTTTTTATCTACTGGCGAGAGCTTCATTGCTTCTACTGTACAAGGCTTTAGTGGAAAACCATTGGTGCGTGAATTTGATTTGGCACAACGCCAAAAGATTACGCCTCATGATACGGTTGAGTCGGCTATTGGAAAACTACAATCGGCTACAGCACTTCATGATATTGCAGAACAAAAGAACCAAATCGTCTCTGAATTGCTGCAAAAAGGCTATAATGAAGCTGATGCCGTAAAACAAGCAAACAAAATGATTAATGTAGGTTCTATTGAAAAAGCTACGAAAGAACGCCTGCAAAGAAAAATCCAGGTTAGAAATAACAAAACTGGCGCAACCAAAATGGTAACTCTTGAAGAGGCCAGAAAAATGGGGGTTCCAAATGTCTGATTGGGAAGTCGTAACAGAGGCGCAACCACAAAATAAAGGATCGCCAATGCAGTCTGATTGGAGTGAAGTTCCCCAAGAAGATAACCAGGAAAGCGCCTGGAAAAGAATACCTAGAGATGTTCTTATTGGGCTAACTCATGCCGGACGAAACCTTCATAATTTACCGCATGATTTGGTTCATTTAGGAGATGTTGTTGGAAGTAAAATTGGTCGTACATTTGGTGCGCCAGAGCTTCAAGATAAAGACAGTGACCTTGCCTCATATCTTCCTTATGATACTAATAGTTACGCTGATGTTTGGGGTCAAAAAGGCACCCCTTCCACGCTAGATAATGTAATTCAAAAAGGCGTTGAATATGCGCCAGATTTAATTGGCGGAGCAAATGCACTTAGAGGAATAGGTTTATTACCCCACCTAACCAGGCGAGGCGCAAGTGGTTCGTTAAGACAAGCAAGAAATATGGGCAGACACAGAAATATAGCTCCAATCGATATAGACCCTAATATCATTGAAGATACAGCACAATTCTTACCCAGAACAGCACCTTATCGTAACGCAATAGAAGACGCACATTATGGGGATTATGATTCTTTGTTTAGACTGCAATCAGATTTAGGAAAACATTCATCAGATTATGCAAGGTCATTATTTTCAGCATCAGAAAGGGCGCACGGACGAGCAGGAATGGCAACTAGAAATAGATTGCTCGATGAAATTCATCAAGGATTGGAAGCTCAGGGCCATCACGATATATCTAATTTATTGAGACGTGGGCAAAATGAATATAGAAGGTACTCAAGATTTAAGCCATATAGAAATGCTCTTGGTGTTGCTGCTGGTGCTTATATGATGCCAAAAAATGCACTTCTTGATTTGGTTAAAAAACTTGCTACATTAGGCAGGGATTAAAATTCAACGTCTTTTTGTATAAACATTTGGATAATGTTGTAAGCAAGAAAGCCAAGAATTAATAAACTAATCATAATGTACTCGATTGGTTAACAAAAATACATTATAGTATTTATTGTGGATAAAAAACAAGCATTATTTATATTAATGAAAATGCTTTAGAATAGTGATTACTTCACAAGGAATGTGAATATGACGATAAGTTATTTGCTGGCCCCTACTCCAAAGTGGGTGATAATAGATAATACTGGTGGTGTTGCAGGCGGTGCCAAACTTTACACCTATCGTTCTTTAAATAAGACCGAGAAAAAAACTGTTTACCAAGACCCAGCAGGGACAATTCCTTGGACTAACCCTATTCTTTTTGATTTAAACGGTACACAGGGGCCATTTTATTGGGCGGTAGACAGTACGGACTTATCGGACACCTATTACCTAGAGGCGTATGATTCCCAGAATAACTTACTTTGGACGGTCGATGATTTTTACCCACCAGGAACAGGCGGTGGCGGGAATGTTACAACTTTTATTCCAATAGTAAACTACATAACAAACAATCAGTTCATTAATCACATTGATGACATTGCAGGGGTTATTGCGCCAAACAATTCACTTCCTACTAACTTGGTCATTGCGCCATCAAATCACAAAGGATTTACTCCTGCAACCAGTAGTCCAACTGTAGGAACTAACGGGGTTCTTGGCCCAGACATTCGTTTTGTTAAAAGCAATACAAATGCTGCCGATAATATATTTTTTCCGCTATTTCCGCTAGCAAGTTATCCGCTTACGGGTGATGTAACACCTGTTGATTACGTGCGGTATCAATGTACCAATACGCCAGCAGGAGAAACTTACAAAGCGTTTCAATTTCCAATTACGCAAAAGGTAAAGAATTTATCCAATCAATCGATGACGTGTGGAGTTTGGGCTGCCGTTGCTTCAACTCCTGCTGATATAAATATTTATGTACGTCAATATTTTGGCTCAGGAACGGCTGCAAGTACAGAGGTAAGAACATTAATTGGTACAGCAAGTCTAACAACCACATGGACTTGGTTTCCATTTAATTTCGCTGTTCCATCCGTTGCGGGTAAATCATTAGGTACTACTGGACAAACTACCAATGATGATGCGATTTATATTCAAGTTGAAATGCCATTAGGGATTCCTTGTGATGTCTACTTTATTAAACCTGCACTATTCCTAGGTGATATTGACCCTGAATTAGAGTTTGATTCATACGACCAAATCGATTCTATTAATACAACACCAAGAACAGGCGATGTTAGACCTGGCTATTTAGTAGTAGCGCCTGGTGGCTGGGTTGCAATGAATGATGGCTCCATTGGTAATGCAGGTTCAGGTGCGACCAATAGAGCCAATCAAGATACCTTCCAGCTCTATAAAACCATTTATGACGGTGTTATTAATTTATATGCGCCTGTATCTGGTGGAAGGTCTGGTGATGCCACGACAGACTTTATAGCTGGAAAAACTTTAACTCTACCGTTTGCTTTAGGTAGGGCTTTGGCACAAGCTGGAAGTGGGTTGGGATTAACTGCTCGCGTTCTTGGTCAGTACCTTGGTAATGAAACAGTTACTTTAACAGGTGCAAACCTTCCATTTGGTACGCCATTTAATGCGACAGGCTCAGGAAGTCAAACGGTTCAAGGTGGTGCAACAACGAATGCTGCTGCAAGTAGCTTAAATGCGTTTACACAGGGTTCTAGTACGGCATTTGACAAGATGAACCCAACCAGTTACATGAATTTTTATATCAAACTTTAAACAAGGAGCCACAATAATGGCAGTTCAATTATCAGTTATACCGCCTTTAGACCCAAATGCCTACACAGGCCCTACAAGGGTTATGTCGGGTGTTGCCCGTACAGGTGATGCAACCTTAGACACTTATTATGGGCCAAATGGCTCAGTAGAATTTGCGCGATGGCTCTATTGTGGTAGCGCGGGTGACGTTTCCTACACTAAATGGGACGGCACAGAACAGACTCTTACCGGATTGGCTGCTGGTGTATGGCATCCTATTTTCTCTATGAGAATTAATAGTGCTGGCACTACTGCAACTGGTTTGGTGTGGGGAAGTTAGCTAACTTCAAAGGGTAATATTACTAACAATTTTAAAAGGAATTTAAAATGACCTTAAGCTTAGGACAAACCGTTTTATATAACGTAATCACGCCAGTACGTTTGGTGGCAGTAACTAACGTTGCTGGAGCATACAATAATGGCCCATCTAACAATGGTGTTGGAGCAACTTTAACTGTTGCTGCTTCCTCTTTGACTATTGATAGCGTAGTAGTTAATGTCAGCGATAGAGTTCTATTGCAAAACCAAACTAGCGCATATCAAAACGGCATCTATATCGTTAAAGCAATTGCAAGCACTGTAATTCTGCAACGTACTGATGACCAACAAAACATCGAGCAATTAAAAGCAGGTCAGTTCACCATTGTTGGTGCAGGAACTGTTAATGGTGGCGCGATTTTCTCTTTAATTGAACCTTTGCCACAATTTATTGGTGTGGATTCATTCTTTTATACCCCGGCTTCTGTAACTGGCGCTGGTGGATTGAGTGACACACTGGCTTCTGCTCAAATCTTCGTAGGTAATGCTTCCAACATCGCAACAGGCGTTGCAATGTCTGGTGATGCCACCATGGCAAACACTGGTGCGTTAACTATTGCAGCTTTGGCAGTAACAGCCGCTAAATTAGCAGCCGATGCCGTAACCACTGTGAAGATTCTTAATGCTAACGTAACTCTTGCCAAGTTAGCTGCTGGGATTACTCCAAGTCATATCATCAAGTTTGGTGGTCAAACGACTACAGTTGGTGGTTCAGCTACAGAAGCCTTTACCATTACAGGTGCTGTTGCTGCAACCGACAGAGCGTTTGTTCAAATCGTGAATAACGGAACTAACAACGTGACTGTGTTGCAAGCCGTGGTAACTACTAATACGTTAACCATTACGTTTAGTGGTGACCCTGCTGCTGATACTGTTTACAACTACCAATTAATACGCGCTGCTGCTTAATCATAAAGGGGGTTAATCCCCCCTTTTTTAAAAGGATTTAATTATGCAAGGCGCATACGGTGGGTTAATTATTATTATTGCTTATGGCATTGGGGGATCTGCTGTTCTTGAGGATTTTTTCCTATGGCTGGACGGCACGCCTTTCACGCTTCTTAGCGGTGAAAAGCTAACATTATTGTAAGGGATTATGATATGTCAAAAAATATACTCCAAGTCTATATGGATAATCCGATTGTCACTAACAACAATACGGATTTAATGTATTTTGGGCAATCTCCTTTTGGGCCAGGTGATGATGCTGCGATGCAGTTTGCAGACTTTAAGGCACAATTTGGAAATCCTTATACGGCTTCTGCCTTAACAAAAGTAGATGATACAAACGTCACTATGGTTTTAGGCGGGACTCCTGCAACAGCATTACTTCAAGCCGTATCTATAACCCTAGGCTGGACAGGTCAACTATCCCCTGCTCGTGGTGGTACTGGTGTTAATAACGGAACAAACACACTAACTTTAGCAGGAAACCTTGCTACTTCTGGCGCATTTGCTGCGACCTTTACTTTTACAGGTGCGACAAACGTCACCTTCCCAACAACAGGCACACTGGCAACAACATCGCAAATTCCATCAGTAACCCCTTCTGCAATGACTAAAGTTGACGATACTAATGTCACCTTAACTTTAGGTGGAACTCCGGCAACTTCTTTATTACAAGCCGTGTCACTGACTTTAGGATGGACTGGAACATTATCAGGAACAAGGGGCGGAACAGGTGTTAACAATGGTGCCTCAACTATTACCCTAGGCGGTAGCTTAACGACCGTAGGCGCGTTTGCCTCAACATTTACCATGACAGGCATTACAACTGTTACGTTCCCAACAAGTGGAACCTTGGCCACAACAAGCCAAATACCAACTGGTGCTGCTCTTACAAAAACTGATGATACCAACGTCACGCTTACTTTGGGCGGAAGTCCTGCTACAGCCTTGGTAAATGCTGCCTCATTAACCCTTGGATGGACGGGCGTTTTAAGTGGCACACGCGGTGGCACAGGTGTAAATAATGGCGCAAATACAATAACACTTGGCGGTTCAGTTGTCACAGCAGGGGCGCATACACTATCAGGTGCTTTTGCTTCGACATTTACTTTTACCAATACAACTTCGGTTACTTTTCCAACCTCTGGAACACTTGCGACCACCGCACAATTACCCACGCCAGCAGCGTTAACAAAAACTGATGATACGAACGTAACTCTAACACTTGGTGGCACACCTGCTACTTCATTATTACAGGCAGTTTCTTTAACTCTTGGTTGGACTGGTCAGCTTTCAGTTGCAAGAGGTGGCACCGGATTGGCAAGTGCAACAGCTTATGCCGTGATATGCGGTGGCACAACTAGCACAGGCGCATTTCAAAGCATTGCATCAGTGGGAACAGCAGGGCAGGTATTGACTTCAAATGGCGCGGGCGCACTACCAAGTATGCAAGCACCTGTAAATTCTGGCGGTTTAAAATCGTTTCAAATATTTACAACTGGAACTGCACAGACGTACACAAGACCCGCAGGAATTACTTCAATTTTGGTTGAATGTGTAGGTGGCGGTGGTGGCGGTGGTGGGATTGCGGCAGCAGCTTCAACCATTGGCGCAGGTGGCGGTGGTGGCGGTGGCGGTTATTGTAGGAAATGGTATGTTGCTTCTGCGTCAACTTATACTTATACAGTTGGCGGTGGTGGTAATGGTGGGACGGCAGGCGCAAACAATGGGTCAACAGGAACAGCGACAACATTTGATACGATGACTGCCAATGGTGGTGCAGGTGGGATGGGTGTTACTGCATTAAATGCCTCTGCCGTGGTTGGTATTGGTGGTGTAAGTGGTGGCTCAACTGGCGGTGACTTCAATGGTAGCGGAACATGCGGGCAAACAGGGGTTGCGGGCTTTGGTTCTGCTGCGTCTGGTGCTGGCGGAAGTTCTCATTATGGAGGTGGTGCTGTCGCTGTTTATAACGCCACTCTAACGACATCGGTTGCTGGCGGAAATGGCGGTAATTATGGCGGTGGTGGTGCTGGTGCTGTTTCATTCACAGGGACTGTGAATAGAGCAGGCGGTAATGGTTCGCAAGGAATAATAATAGTCTGGGAATTTGCTTAATAATTTTTTAACATGGAGGTTAAAAGATGGGTCAGTATTGCGTATTTATTGATAGGGATAGTGTTACGACCATAACTGGCACACAAACGTCTGGTGGGGCATGGCCCGGGGCTTTGGTGGCAACGCCAAGAACTTTCCAATATAACTCGACTACTTACAGCCTTAATCAAGAAGGTGTTTATAAGTTTTCAGTTCCTACGCAAAACACCACAAACATGGTCATATATAATGGCGATGTTTTGAAACTTGTAGAATCGTTAAGTTATTTAATCGTTGGCGGACAAGATAATGAGGGATGGTCAATAGCCCAACTAAATACAAGGGCATTGACATCACGCATTCATATTATGTGTACAAGTTCCGCTTCATGGGTTATGTGGTGGTGTGCGCAATTGGGAATACCCGCAAGAATGTGTCGTGTACTTAGGGCCGATACTCCGAATGGATTTTATGATGGTCACGTCATAATGGAAGCCAAGATTAACAATCAATGGAAATTATTTG